AACTGTTGCATCCGCCCATGAGCGCATAGACGGACTGGAGAAGGAGGTGGTCGAGATCAAGACCGAAATGAAAATCCAGTTCAAGGATTTGTTTAACCGTGTGAAAAGATTAGAGGCTATCATGATTGGCTCATCAGCAGCTATTATTATTATGCTGCTAAGATTGAGCCTGTCGGGCTAAACCAATGCCTGATCCCATTACCATAGGTGCTGCATTATCTGCGGCAAATGTGGCATTCAATGGGTTGAAGTCCATGATCTCTACTGGTCGTGAGATACAAGATTGTGCGGGGCAGCTTTCCAAGTGGGCCTCGGCAATGTCTGACATTACTTACCTAGAAAGCAAAGCAAAAGAGAAACCATCTCTATGGCAGACTATGCGCGGCTCTGTAGAAAGTGAAGCCTTGGAAGCCTTTACTGCAAAGAAGCAAGCAGATCACTTACGCTCTGAGTTAAAGTCGTATATTTCAGCTTATTGGGGGCCATCGCACTGGGAAGAATTAGTGCGTTTAGAGGGCCAGATACGCAAAGAACGCAAAGAACAGCTTTACCGTAAGCAAGAAGCAATAGATGCAATTATGAGTTGGATTGTTGGCAGCGTCATAGCTATTGTTGGTGCGGCAATTCTAGGCGGGGTCATCTTTTTGGTCGGGGCTGCGCAAGGGCGTTGGTAATGTGGATACTTGTGTGGCTTAGTTTCATTGACAATAAGTTTGAGTATTATCAGCTAGGTGCCTTTGGCACTGAGGCACATTGCAACAGAGCAAAGGCCAAGGCAGAGGTAATGGTTAAGAATGTCGGGCAAGCAGTCACATGTTTTGCAGTTGATAGAAATTAAGTCAGGTGTGTGGTGTGTATACAAAAATGGAAAAGTTGTTATAATCACCACGCATAAACGAATAGCGGAGCGTTTATATGCCAGCAACAGTGATAGATGAATACAAAGTATTCCCACGGCTGATGATGCTAGTGGTTACTATTTTAACTTACCAAAGCGTTCACTGGTTTATGTCTATCCCACCTGAACAAGTCACCAATGCGCAAGCTGGTCTTGTGTCGGTTTGCATGGGCGCACTGACAGGGTGCTTTGGCATCTGGATGAACAAAGAAGCTAAGACGGATCGCGGCGCATGATTGGTCAAATAGTATCAGCGATTGGTGGACTTGCTACATCATACATCGATGGCAAAACAGCCATTCAAAAAGCAAACGCAGAGATTAAACTCAAGCAAGCCACTGGCGAAATGGATTGGGAACAGGCGGCAATCGAGGCCAGTAAGGACAGTTGGAAAGACGAGCTGTGGACAATAGTTTTTGTTTTGATTTTGGTCGCCAACTTCATTCCTTCTATGCAAGAAACAATGGCACAGGGGTTTGCTAATTTGGAGACAACACCATTATGGGTTCAATGGGGAATGTATGCTTCCATAGCTGCGTCATTTGGAATCCGTACTATGAGAGGGTTAAAGAAATGAGTTACAAACTAGGCAAGCGCAGCTTGGCAAAACTAGAAGGCGTTGATGAACGCATGGTTGCTGTCGTTAAATATGCAATTGGCGTTAGCAAGCAAGACTTCTCTGTAATCTGTGGGCTGCGTACCATTGAAGAACAACGTGCATTGGTAGCCAAGGGTGCAAGCCAAACCATGAAGTCAAAGCATTTGGATGGTATTGCTGTAGACCTTATGGCGTATGTGGATGGTGGGCGCTGGGAGTTGAACTTGTACGACGAGATAGCTGATGCAATGTCAGAGGCAGCCCGAGCAGTAGATGTTCCTATTCGTTGGGGTGCGGCTTGGACTGTGCCAAACATTGCGCAATGGGATGGTAATATGGAATCAGCAATGAATGATTACATTGATACGCGCAGATCCCAAGGTCGTCGTCCGTTTATTGATGCGCCTCACTTTGAGTTGATGGTCTAAGTTTAGGTCGTATTGACGCTGAGATTCTACCAGTATCAGTGCAATACAAATCAGCGGGTAGCACGTTAGATATTTCTTCGGCTGCTCGCACTAACTGGTAGCATTTATCTGCGCTGTTAGTTAGAATTTGACTAGTCATTTCGTAGCCATTTAGCATGTAAACAATACTAAAAATGTAGTAAGTTGCCATTGTCTTTGCCTCTTGTTTTGATAGATTGTCGCAGTGGGCAGTGGCGTCCAAGCCAGCAGCTATATCCCGACCATTCACATAGCACTGCCCACACGAATCATGTTAGATTATAATGCTTACGCCAGTATCTAATACTTGACTCACTGACTCCCAGTTCTTGAGCTATATCTACTGTGCGAAAGCCTTCTCGAATCATTTCTCTAATTAACTCTAGTCGTTTAGGATCTCGAGTGCCTTTTCTTTTCTTTGGAATATATTTTTCCTCCCCCTTTTTTTGTGGGATTTTACCCCATCTTTTATTATGTGCAGCACGTTCTTGGGCGGCTAATTCAAGCCATGCTGTAGCTATGCTCATACTGGCGTTCCTTCTATGTCTATATCTTTTTCTTCTACATCGATGATGTGTTGAGCAAGCGCTCTTATTTCATCGACCTCATTTTTTGTTTGGTTTGGGTTTGCTTTGTGAGCAATGCACAACCGAACAATTCTTTTAAGATACTGTAGACGTTGGTTCTTTGTCACTCTTTTTTCCCTGCTGAATTACAGGCCAGTAAATCTCATTGCGTCTAACAAAATTGTTAAGTGCAGTTAGTTTTACGCCTAAGATTTTTGATGCCTCGGTTTGTGTGTAACGTGATTGAGCCAGTGATTGCACCAGCTCAATACGTTCGCGCATGTGACGCGCTTTCATTTCATCCCATGTTTCCATTAGAATGGGATCTTATCATCCAGTTTATTGTTAGATCCTCCCTGTTGTTTCTCTGTGATTTGCATGCTCATGTAGTTGCCGCCATCTTTCTGGCGTTTCCAAGCTGCAATGCGCATATCTTTATTAGTTGCGTAGTCTTCGATTGGCCCTGAATAATCTGGTGCTGACTCATTGCCTTTCTTGTCGTTGTCAAACAACACACCAACCTTCTGATAAACCTCGATGATGTTGTCACCACCGCGTGTTTGATCTGCAACCATAACGACTTTACGTTCATTGCCTTCAAGATTTACTTTGCCTTGAAGAATCATTCGCTGACTGTCGAATGGTTTGAATGCTGCGCCTGAGTTTGTGTTGTCATAATCTGCCATGCTTCTGGCTCCTTTTGTAAGTTGTTTTTTCCAGCCTTTAGGTGGGGGCCAAGGAACACCCCATTGTTTAAGCTGTTCCCTAGTCCAGCCGCCGTTGCTGGTCTTGGCGGCTTCTATTTCTTCGAGAGTTACCAATCGCCTTTAGGCTTTGGGGTATCATCAGTGTATTTGTTACCGTCAAATTCACCGAGGAATACATCTGCATTGAATCCAAGATGTGACAGCGCTTTGGTTAAGCCATCTGTCATTGCTTTCTTGGGTGCATCTTCATCTGTCTTTCCGTTGCGCATTAGCGTCTTACAACCAAGCACAGGCCCGAACACATTAGATGGTTCACCGTGCCATACACTGACACTCGCTATAATCACGCTGTCGTTAGGTGTAAGTACCTCAACGCTGTGAGATACATGATAGCCCCAACCCTCACCCACAGGACCGAATACTTCGGTCGCTTTCATAATCTGAGAGTGGGCATCGATGGCTGTAAAGCCACGACCTACTTTTACTTTCTTTAGAAACTTAGCATCTGATTTAGATACGCTGTCCCATACCTTCATGTTTGACATTACTTTGCCTCCTTCTGATTGCGAATATAGATCCGTACAGATCCACGCTTGTCACGTCTGACTGATAGTTGATCGCAGAATATCTCGCGCTCATTGTCAGCCATCATATCTTTGAGATCTTTCTTAGCGCCCTCAAATACACGACTGTGTTCATAGCCATTGATGTATGTAACTACACGATCCATAAACATATTATCTGTGGATCCGTCACGTTTCACCATGTCATCAACAGGTATATTGTTGATCAATGGTGCATCAGGAATATCCATGCCAACAGGTTCCATGTTATCGACTACGCATTTAGAAAAATGATTAATCATAACCATCATTGCTGAAATATAAGATGGATCTCTGTTTACTTTGCAGCATTCATACTTGCTGTTGCCAAAGATCACAGACAAATGCGCTGCGTCTGCATCAGATAGATACATGTAGAATTGTAGCTGCGGCATGTATATCTCAAGCATCTTATCCATGTTAAAGAATGAATTGGTATGCTTGGCCTCAACGATCTGCCCATTCCACATTGCATCGACTGTACCGCGCAGCGGTAGCTCTCGACCTGATGATATTTCAAACTCAGACTGATGATTGTTCAGTACACAGTTGTTCTCCTTCTCAAACCAAGACAGGTTGAAGTCTTCTGTATAAGAGCCAAGTTGTACTGCAAGATTGGAGCTAAGATCGTCTGGTTCTTTAACACCAGTCTTGATCTGCCAAAGCTCTAACCAATCACCACTCATTATCTTTACGGCATCGCTACCGCCGATGAACCCTTTGCGTTCCATGTTTACCTCACTAGTTATCTACATTATGTTTACTGCATTCGTGCAGCGGGTGCAATATATTTTTGCAGGTCGTGATCTGTAATGTGACCGCCATCGATTAGTCGGGCGCGTGTCTGGGATTCAGGATTCAAGATGTAATCTGGTATTGGTTCACCGTTCTTGATGCGCTTGACCATGATCGTGTCGCTTCGATCCATGCTGTATGTTGGTGCATTTACTTTGGGTACATCGATTGCTTTGTTATGTTCTTTCACTGCGTCTTTAGTTGACTGAATAAAGATCTTAATCGTCGGCCAAGTGCGCGCTCCATGTAAGGCGCGCACATGTCCGTCGATCTTGTCGAGTACCATAGAAAAGTCAGCATCCTCATACTGAGATGGAATGTTCTTGTTCACATCCTGAACAATCAGCACCATCTCCTTCTTCAATGTCTCGTTATCAAGACCAGTGGGCGGGGTATACCTGCGCAATAAATCTTGCAGCCAACTCCCAACCCTGCGAGTGCGATCTTCGTAATTCATTTCTTTGCCTCCAATAGATACTTGTCAAAATCTATGATGTCATTCAGTCGGTCAGTATTCGAACGACCAGATACATCATCGATGTCATCTTCCCATCGCTCACCATTAAGCCATGTCGTTGGGTGGGGAATGTATTGCTTCTCTTTGTACTCAACGGATTCAGCAAACTTAGAAGCTGCTTGCATTATTGTATCCGCATCTGTCTTCTTCAATGCTCTTGCAAATGCTAGACGCGCATGACCTTTAGCTATCTTGCGTGGGTAGATCTGCCAGAACTCATCGAAGGTAGGTGTCTCACTGACACCCCAAGTAGTATTAGATATATTTAATTTAGTTACATTATTATTATCTTGGTGTGTCACACTGACACCCTCCTCTCTTAGACAGTTGAATTGATAGATCGTAGATACACCAGTGCGACCTGCGACCTTGGTTAAGTAACCGTGTTTGACACAGTAATTGACAGCACGAATGACTGAACTCTTACTGAGTCCAGACAAATCACACAGCCTTTGGATGGTTGGATAAGCTATACCGTGTGAGTCCGTATGATCCGCTATGAGTAGCATAATCAACTTTGCGTGACTGTTTGGTACTTGCCATTCTACTACCTCTCGTAGTAGTATCTCAGCATATAGCACGGCCCATGTACTCCTTGTTATATATTTTGCCTCACTTACTGCCCCGCCTACTCTCCCTTGGCGGGGCTTTTTTATTTCATTCGCTCGATCATTTCCTTGAATAGTGCTTCCGACAATATCACACAGACTTTATCCTGACCAGTTTTTCTTTTGAACAATGCCATGTCCCTACCTTCCAAGACCTTGAAAGCATTAGGAAAACTAGATGTTGTGCGATACTTTACTTCAACTACCAGATTTCGTCCGACCAATGAGGGGAGGTGAATGTCTCCTGAGTATTCTCCTCCGAGGGATCCTGAGAGTGGGACTTTTTTTGCTTCGATCCCTTGGTCTTCGAGCCACTTGACGAACCATCTTTCGTGGTAGCTTCCCTTCTGCTTATTCTTGTTTCCCATGAGCCATCCTCGTAGCAGTTCATGCACACCATGTGGTAACGTGCAGGTTTCATCGATGCCATGATAGCAATAAAGTATTGCGTGGTGTCACCACATGAATCACAGATTGTTGTACCCGAATCAATCCGAGTACGCGCAGACTTTGATCTTAACGCCAAGTGCATCCAGCCAGCATGTCAACATGAAGCCAGATGGCACACGTTTATACTGTTCCCATTTATGAATTAGTGAAATGGTACAGCCTATTTCCAAAGCCAATCGTTCTTGTGACAAGCCTAGTTCATTGCGCCTTGCAACTAACGCATCGATTAATTCAACGTAGGTATCCGTTACCTCAGTTGCTTTTGTGTAGTTTTGGAACTGCGGCATTGATTTTCTTTGGCTCAACCAGACCTGTAGGCCACCGCTTAGATAATCTATCCAATGTCTGATACACTTTCTTGGCAGTCTCGAAACTCATTTCAGTCTTGCCATTCAGTGTACGATAGTAAGTAGACGTTGGTATCTTTGCCAAGATAAATACCTTGTGCAAAGGTAGATCAACATAGCGATGCTTCTCTAGGATCTGATCCCAATAACTCTGTAACATGCCGCAGCATATGCACATACGCAGCTTTTATGTCAACCGTCAGTCTTAATTTGCCACATGATTGACGGCTTGCCCCACTTGGTTTGTCGTCTGTTGCCACTGTCTTCGATCAGCCCAGCGTTTTTCAATTCAGTTAGTCGTGGCTGAACTGATACTTGTGGTCGGCCCAATGCCTCGGACACTGCCTCGGCTGACATGGCAACGCCAGTTTCAGTTAGTAGTTTCAATACCTGATCGCGTATTGAGATCTTTAGTTCAGCGTTTGACTTGGCTGCAAACTTACTGGTGTCAGTAGATTGATAGCCGATTCCTTGATGTGTGTATCCCATTAGATTGCCTCCGATAGATCTGGTTCTTCAAACTCCATAGCTTCAACTTCACCGCTGCCGTGACAGTTCCAGCATGTGTCTTTGTATTCTTCAAGACTTGGTGGTAGGTCACGATTGATCCAAGGTTCAGGTCGCTCGAATGTTAGAGTGCCATCGCCCAG